TAGAAAAGGTTGTTTGTAACAAAATAGAAAATTTGGATCAAATCAAATACCATCCAAATTACGAATACGCCAACATTATAATGATAGATGAAATACAGTTTTTCACACAAGATGTCAAAAATATTGTAATGGAGATGGTTGAAACAGACTGTAAACATGTGATCATTGCTGGACTGATGATTGATGCTGATAGAAACTTGTTTGGTAATATAATCGATTTGATTCCATACGCAGATACCTACGAACAAAAGTACTCTAAATGTTATTTCTGTGACACTAACAAAGGTTTGTTTACGCTCCGAAAAAAACAATCAAACATAGTTTTAGATGTAGGTTCGTCTGATAAATACATTTCAGTTTGTAGAGACCATTATATAAAAGGTATCATTACTTAAAAAATAAAGTCCATTTAAATACATATGTAAATGACTAACGAAGAAATTCCTGAAAAAAAGAAACGGGGAAGAAAACCGAAAACGGATAAGAATCAAAAGGGTGCTGTGAAAGATAACAATTTAGAACCCCAAATTTTACATTTGAATATTACACGAAACAATGCCAACAACAACATTATTTCAAAAGATGACATAATTATGTCATCGGATATATTCAACAGCGATTTTGAATTGCATAACAATAATGATTCACAACGAGTTCCTAACGCTTACAACGAGATCGATAATTTTTCATCCAAGCCATATGAACTCTTAATTAATACGAAGGATGCCGATGGAGTAAAAGTATTGTTGAAGAATATTGACAAGAGTCAGTTGACCAATATTGCGTGTTATTGGTGTTGTCACAAATTCGACAACCCATATTTAGGACTCCCGATAAAATATAAGAATAACACATTTGAGGTGAATGGTTGCTTTTGTAGTTTCGAATGTATGTGTGCATACAACTTTTATTCGAACGAAAACAATCACAATATATGGGAAGTATACAATTTGATAAATATCATGGCGAATTTGATGAATTACGATAAATACATATTTCCCGCACCGCCGAGAAAATGTTTAACTTTGTTTGGCGGATATATGTCCATCGACGAATTTAGGAATTTCAAAACATCCAAAAAAATTATTAATGTAAACACGAATCCTTTCGTAATTAATGTTGAACAAATAGAAGAAATAAACGATTTCAACCATAAGCAGCATGATACCATATATCATTTCGACAAAGAAAGAATAAACAATCTTGAAAAAAAAATCAATTACCAAAATGAAGTGAACATTCAAAATAATTTCAAAAATACTTTGGATTCAAGTATGAACATCATCTGTTAAACTTGACACAAAATTGTTTTAAATTTGTTAGTTTTGGTGTTCAATTTTCTTTTTCCAACTTCTTTGCCCTTTACATTGTCAATATTTTCATATAACACATTGTTTTTATCAATGAAATATGTTTCATTTTTATATTTAAATACTCGTAAATCTGTATCGATTTTTGTATTTAACGAATCTAGACAATTTTCTTCTATACCTGTTGATGTTGCAATTGTGTTGTCTTTTGGCGTTTCGCTCGTAAAAGTATTTTCTTCTTGTTCGGGAAGTTGTTCATCTACTTGTTTTAGGGTTTTAATATTTTCTTCTTGTTCGGGATCAGGATCATGAATTTCAAAAACAACGTTCGGGTTAGATTTATATTTTTTCAATTGTTCTTCGAGAATGTTAATGTAAACTTTCAGTTTAGTGTTTTCGTTCGATGTGGTAATGATCGATGAAACTTTTAGCATTTCTTTTTCGTTGTCTTTCAATCGTTCATTTTCTCGTTTAAGTTCATCGTATCCCCTTTGTAAGAAACGATTTTCTTCCTGTAAACGATTTACATAATCATTTAAATCCTTAAGAACATCGTTAACAATCGTCATTGTTGAATTTAAATAGTTTGAATATATTTATACTATTTGATTTTAAATAAAATATATTGCGTGGGTAATTTAAAAAATAGTTTATTATTATAGTAAAACATGAGAAAAGTTATTTTATGTGGTACACATCCTGCACAATACAATGGATATTCCAAGGTTATGTTTGAATTGTCCAAATATCTTGCAGAATGCCCCGACCTCAAATTACACATTTTCGGATTCCAAAACTTTTACGATAGCAATGAACACAAAACTGAGCGAAAGTTGTCTGCAAATGTTGAAGTTTTTGATGTGTATGCAAATGAAGATCCTAAGAATAAAGGCTTCGGAGAAAAAATTATAGTAGATTATATCCAAAACATTGATCCAGATATTGTCATAATATACAATGATCTTGTCGTCATCAACTCACTAATTGAACAAATTAAAAGCATCGAAAACAGAAGATTCAAGTTAATACCATACATTGACATTGTTTACAAAAATGAGAAAAATGCATTAATAAAAAATATAGACAAGTTGTGTGATGGTGGTATTATGTTTACCAAATATTGGGAAAATGTAATCAAATATCAAGGGTTCACTAAGAAAACATATATTTTAGAACACGGATTCAATAAGGACAATTTCTATCCCATTCCAAAGAAATTATGTCGAAAGTTTTTCAATATGAAGGAATCTGATTTTGTTATTGTGAATTTGAACAGAAATCAACCTCGCAAAAGATGGGATATTTGTTTGATGAGTTTTATCAAATTTGTGTCTAAACATATAGGTGAACCAATTCGGTTACTGATCGCTACAAGTATGCACGGTGGTTGGGACTTGTCGGATTTAATCGTTTCCGAATGTCGTAAGTATGATATAAAGATTGAAGATTTGAAAAAACATTTGATTATTTTACAAAATCCTCAACAAATATCCGATTTCGATATTAATATTATGTACAATGTGGGTGATATAGGATTGAATACATGTGATGGTGAAGGGTTCGGTTTATGCAATTTTGAACAAGCGGGCGTCGGCGTTCCGCAAATCGTCCCTAATATTGGTGGATTCAAAGACTTCTTTATCAAGGGTAAAAACTCCATTCTGATCGATCCTAAATGGACATATTATTGTGACCACAGCAGAGACTTTGTTGCCGGTGAAGCGGAGGTTTGTGATGTTGACGACTATATCAACGCGTTGGAGTTTTATTATACGCATAGACAGATAATTTCGAACCACGGAGAAGCCGCAAGAGCCAATATATTAGCGAATTACTCCTGGAAATCTAAAGGTAAACATCTGTATGACATTATCATGGAAGAGACGAAACATATTCAAACATCGATTCCAAAAACAACAAAACTGTTAGAATTGAACAACGTTGATATCAACGAATTAATAAAAAATAAACTGAATGTAAATCCTACATCCGAAGACGAAGAACTCGAAATCATAGAAGGTGGAACAGACACAAACGATACCATACAAGATACCACCACAAGTTCAGAAACGAATATAGATGATTTGAGTTACGATGAAATGAAACAAATGCTTAAGAAAATGCTTAATAAAAATTGAATTATTTAAATTGTCCTTTTAATAATATATAATTTAATGAACACCACAATTATCCCAAAGTTTATTGTAAATTTGTTCAAAAACGAAATACAAAAAACCCACAAGGCGCTATTGTACGAAATATCTAAAGATTACAACCTTGATTTAGGAGAACTGGAAAATAGATACAAATGCGACATCAACATTAGTAATGACAAAATTCAGATTGTGAAAAGACGAAATTACAATATTAATTTACCGATTGAAAAACGATGTTTAGCATTCAATGCTAAAAATGAAAGATGTCAACGATCAAAAGGATCGCACGAGTCGTTTTGTCCAATTCATTTACGCTCTTTACAAAACGGCAAAAACTTAAAAACGTCTAAATCCATACCGACGCCAAAAAAATGGTGCAAACTTTACTAACAATAATATTTTATTTTATCTGTTAGACAAGGGGTGTATCTTACGCTAGGAATCTTTTCCAAATACTTGTCATAAAAACCCATATCATACGCTTCTCTTTCTTCTTGTTCAACCGGTATTTTCCTTCTAGTCCAATTAAAAAAATGTTGATGATTTTCGGTACAACTATACGGTATGTTGTTGAGTAAGTCGTCCTGCAAAACCAAATAGTTGTGATAGGTGTTCAACCTATCCGGTGTCTGATAAAAAGGCTTGGTGGAACAATCGTATCCGTGACACAAATTCATATTGGTGTTATTCGCTTCTCTTTTCAAACAAGAACCGTTGATAATAAATGGTTTGCGCAACAACTCGTTTTCCACCCCATCTTCACAAGTGTTTCTTTTTTGTATAACATCGTTTATATCGAACACCTTCGTCATATTAGCATTTTGTTTGTTCAACTCTTGTATATGTTTGCAGTTTAATTTTTCAAATTCTTCATACATTGTTTATAATATTTGGATATTATATTATCTACAAAACTCTTCTCTTTTTTATTTAATTGGTTTTCAAAATACATTTTATTGTTTTTAGTGTTTTTTACTTTGTTTTTATTCGATTGAACAAAAACACTTGTATTGTCGGCATGTATCAATCGAATATACAGTCGTGCATCATTATCGTATATATATGTTTTCAATTCTTTGATTGCATATTGTTTTACTTGCACATCTTCCGAGGTCGATATGTGTTCATATCGAATGTTTGAATTATGTTTGCTAAAAAAAGTCATAAAACCTGTTTTCAAAGACATTTTAAATGCAAACCTGTTGTTTAAATTGTACTCTAATCTGTTTGTGAACATTAGAAAATCTGCATTTTGTTTTCGTATTTCATTCGTCATGTGCTGTATATATGTGGGATGACGCCAGTCATCATCATCCCAGGTTGTCCAGATAGCATTCGGTGGAACAAATTGTAAGGAAATATTTCTAATCTCACCCAAAGTTTTGTTTGTATTGTCAATATACATTTCCAATATATTTTCCTTTTGATTTTTAATTAATTTGTCTTTCGATTGATTTAGTATAATTAAATGTTTGTTTTTGTATGTTTGTTCATTGAAATTTTGAATACTCAATTTTGCGTATGCCCTTCGTTTCTCATTATATCCTGTTACCATAAGACAATATACTGGTGGTAGTTGAATGGATACACTATTGAAACATATAACACATAAAACACAAACTTTAAGAACAAATATTATTATTAAAAAAACATATGTTTGTTTTAAATTAAACATATTCAATTATAATTAAAATGAGATATTATATAATATTTTCGATTATAATTTGTTTTTACATATACTATTCACTAAAATACGATTACAGAAACCAAAGATCATCGAAACTACTATTTTATAGATTCGATGGCGATGTATCTAAAAATAACCAATCTATCGATATCATCGAACCCTTTAACACATTATTCAAAACACACAAAATTAAAAAAGCGATATCTTACAAGCACGCAGATATATTATTCTTCAAGCTCTTAACCGATTACATTACCATATTTCCTCATTTATTACAAATCAAAAAACCATTGTTCATATATAGTTTGAAAAGTATTGATATATTAGCGAACAAGGCATTATTATAT